TTTAGGCTTAGTAACTTCTTCAGTTAATTTTTTAACTACCTTTTTGATTATTCTTTTCTTAGACATTATTTTTTCTTAAATTTTCTTTTAGATGCAATTTTTCTTAAACGTTCTGCTTCTCTAACTGCAGCAGCAGCCCTTCTATCTGATTCCCATGATTTTTCCATTTTATTTGGATTTAATACTTTTTTAGGATTTATTATACTATCTCGCATTTGACGCAAATACGCAGTACGACCTTCTTTTTCAATTTGATTATTACGTGCTATTAATCGTTTATCTAAATTTTTCTGAAAATCTAAACCTTCACCTGATTTAAGATTATAATCTCTTTCAAAAATAGTAGATTTAGGAGAAGAGGTTTTTCCACGTAGTTTATTAATCTGTCCTGGACTTAGTATTAAATTCTGTCCACGATATTTAACTACTTTTTTTGCACCAAGCATTTCATTTCTAGTAGGAATTTTTTTAGTTAAAAGAATTGGTTGTCTTTTAGTAGATTTTGCTTTAGGAGGATTTTGTAAACTTGACCAACCTCTTTCTTTTCTTTTTTGTACACCCTCACGTTTTCTTCGACTTGATTCATCTGGTGATACTTTTGTAATTTTTTTAACAGTAGTATTTCTAGGAACATTAGATGGTCTTGTTTGAAGATTTCCAGAACCACGAGGACGGGTAATTCCTTTACTACCGCCAACCCTTTGACTCATTTCCCTTGATACATTGCGTGCTTCTTTATCAGAAACTTTTGCTACTTTTTTCTTAGCAATATCAGCAGCACGCTTCTTAGCAATGATGCTTGCAATTTTAGCAACGGCCATTATCTACCTATGTTCTTATAAGTCTTACCTACAAACTTTGCACCCTTTTTAACTATACCACCCACAACACGAGCAACTGGTCCACCTACTGCATAGGTTGCATAATCTGCTTTGTTGGTTGGGTCAAAAATATAATCTTTAATAAATTTTACATTGCCAGATGGTTTAACTTTTTTAGTAGGACCAAGGTTCATTTTCTTAGACCTAGCCATTACTTACTCCGTCTCTTTACTGGAACAGTTTTTTGACGTGGGCTAACAGATTTAGAAGCAGCGCTTGCAGCAAGTGCTTGATTACCTTGAAGAGTTGAACCGCTTTTTTTAGCATACTTAGCATATTGATTTACAAAACTATCACTTTGTTTTGCTACCTTATGGGATGCCATTCCATATTTTTTTTCTCTAGCGATTGACTTTGCTTTTCCTTGGCTAATAGTTTTAGTACCTAGAGTTTTTTCTAATTTTTTGTTAATCTTTTTATTTGTTTTAATATCTTTATTACTACCAACTACTAAACGTTTAGCAGCCTTTACAACTTTCATTGGGTTTGCCATGTTATTTGCCCCGTCTTTTTACTGGTATCTTGGATTTTGGTTTTGAATTCTTTGGACCTGTAAAAAGAGTACTATTACTTGTTTTATCTTTTTTAGTAACTTTTCTACCATCCATTGTATTAGTTGCTTTTCTAACATTTTTGTTAAAAGTTTTGTTAGGGCCAGTAACTTTATTTTTACCGCCACCTTGAAAATTTTCACCATACTTAATTTTTCCACCCATACTTGGAAGTCCTCGATTAGTGCTTACATAAAAATTACCACCAGTATAATAATCTAGTTTTTCTTGAATTCTATTTGCTTTTTCAATAGCCTTAATTTTTCCAGTAGTTGGTAGTTTATCACTTTTGGAAGTTTTTTTTCCACGAGGTCTAGAGGGTGCTGCAGAAAAAACTTTTTTAACAGCCTTGATAGCCTTCATTGGATTTGCCATGTTGCTCCTTTATAAGTAATTGTCAGCCCATTGGTCTGCAAAGGCTTCGTCTAGATTGACTGTATATCTTCTTTCCTTTTGTGCTCTTGTTGTCCAGCGGTTGTTTGCATATCTGCTTATACCGCTTGTCTGTTGCATAAACTCCCGTGCCCTAAGCACAGTAAACCATAAAGCCATAACACAGTCAGTCTTACCACGAGTGTTAGGTTTCCAAGTTATTAACTGTTGTACCAATGCCTTCATACCTTCAGAGTGTTCTGTAGAAGGAAACTCAATAACATTGTTATCTTGAAACTTACCATCCCGTAAGGTTCCCATTAACATAGACATACCAGCAACACCAAAGTTGCTATCCCATTTGTTCTTACCAGTAAAGTGAGATTCTAATCTACAACCACGAATAGATAACCCTTGCCTTAAGTTTTCATCTAAGGAGTAGGCTTTCTGGTGAGCGTTAATTTCAACTCGTAATTCTTGTGGTTGATACTTTTCAACTAACTCTTCAATGGCTGTTTGAATTTTTTGCGGGGTTGGGTCTGCCATGTTAATACAATCAAGAACATATATCTTGCTATCAAATCTGTTATATGTAGTCACCACAAACGCAGCATTCCCGCCCATTGCGGGGTCAAAGCCTATTATTGTGTACCCCTCAATGTGCGAGGGATGTCCTACCGCACCTGCTTTCAGCAGGCCACGTTTGCGTTGACCTCTGATACAACCCTGAACAAGGGCTGGAGGAAATATATTATCTTCTGAAACATCTTCTTGTTGGTATACCAAAGCCCATGTTGATGGGGTTACTTCACTACGCCTTCTTGCTAATGCTTTACCGTCCCACTTCGGGAAGAGTCCTTCTTCGTCAGGTACTTCAGAATCCCCATCCCACGCAACATCCGACTTAGGCCAAAGCGTTTTCCAGTTTTGCGGCTTCTCAGAATACTGTAAAACAGCAGGCATGCCCATATAAGTAAAAGGGCTTTTGCCCCCAGACCAATGCTTGGTCTCTCGGATTTCTTTATAGAAGTCTTGTGCAGCAATTCGTGTCCCAACAATTAGTAACTTACCGTTCTTACCCAGACGGGTAATAACTTCCTTTTGTAGCCAGTTGATTTGTTTTTCCCACTCATGGGCGTTGGCCGTAGTTATGCAGTCATCAAGAATGATGAGGTCAGCCCGTGCTCCGTAAATTTGCCCACCCATACCAAGTGCTTGGATGGTAGGGTCCTTCTCACTAGAATTTCGTGCATCGCCCCCAAGATAAACGGTATCAACTCGCCAAGTGTCTGAGTCTTCTTTCCAACCACCTTCGGGGCCAAAAGTTGTTTGCAACTTTAACCAGCGTGGATGTGAGAGTCTCTGCTTGATTGCGTACACGAATTCACGTGCCTTGATAAGCGTTTTAGAAACCACTATAATGCGGATATTTGGATTGAGGGCGATACGATATGTGGAGTAGTTTACGGTTATGACCGTGCTCTTAGCGTGCTCAGGGGGCACGTTAATCAATAGACGGGCTGGGTCAGATTTTTCGTAAACCATACTAGGGTGCAACCACGAAGGGGGTCTATCCTCTAGTAAGTCAATCCAATCTTGGTGATGCGGGAATACCTTTTGTGCTAGGAATATCTCAGAAAAATTTGGGAAATCTATTTCATCCTTGGGTATACCCAGCGAAGCAAGGGAGGCATCCTTTGCGGTGGCTTTAGCCTCCGTTAGGTCTGCTGCAAACTTTTTATCCCTAAGCATCCATATTCTGACGGTGTCTGGTTTCTTACCACAGACTTCCATAGCCTTATGAACTGAGTGGCCTTCGGCCACCAAGGCTAGAACTTTAGCCTTTGCTTGTCCCATAGCCAAAGATTTTGGGTTAGTACTGCCTTTGTTAAATGTCATCAGTCCCGTCCCGTTTGCATCAATCTGTAACAAACCGTAAGTACATTCTGTAACGCAAGTCCCCCAAGGACTTGCTACTGTTAAAAAAAGAAACAGCCTCTATACTGTTTAATCCGTTCAACAGCCTAAAACGAACACTTTTAAACAAAGTATTTTTTTATTAGCCAAAAAATCAGTACATAATAGGACAAACTGGTACTAGTATTAGGGGTACTTTGTACGGGAAAATCTTTATCAGAGATACATATACTACTTAACTCTCCTTATTAAACACCCTGGGTCAAGCAATACACAGCGCAGGTTGTAACTACAATACATCCATACAGTTCAGAAGGGTGCGGAGCGGATAACAGTCTTCGGGCTTAGGGTTAGGACCTGGCGCCCTCAGTTAAAATAAATCTTTTGCTGAGTTGGTCAGTGCTGAAAGGCTACCATGAGCAAAGAACGCTCATGGTGTGTGGCTGATGTAGTAGGAAGGTATCCTGCTACAGAATAGGAGATAAACTCATGAACTCTTTCTCATTCGAAAGTGCTCGTGTTAAGAAAGTTTTTGATAATAAGGGTGGAATTACCCTTGCTATCCAAGACAACAAAGCAGTATCTCAAGCGGACGGTTCATTCAGGTCCGTGTTTGTTTGCTCTCGTCTAGTAGGAACGGCTGATGCTGACCTACTAGCCTTTATCAGAAGCAACATCACCCCAGATTCAGTAGTTAATGTATCTGGCTTCATGTCCACTCGTGCTGGCAAAAAAGATGGCGAGTGGTTTGATAACTTGGTCATAACAAGCCTTACATTGGCTCAATAAGGGCCAATGTCTTCCTTTGCGTTATCATCATCTACGCAAACCTTCTCATGCTCTCACGAGAATCTAGCCACTTGGTTAGATACTCGTGATGAGTATTGCGTAGAATGTAGTCTTGAACTAGAAGGTTCTATGGCAGAACATGCCTTGGACCTTCACGAGATTAATAGAGGTGAGCAGGAGTCTGAACCATTACTCACTAATGATATAACTAGCGACAAAGGGTTTAGCCATCAATGGACAGACCGTGATGGTGAATACCTAGAAGGTGCCTACAACATAGCCGACAGACCTCCCAGTTGGTTATATCTAGGCAAGCATGTATTCCCCCTGATGAAACAAGATGAGTTAACTGCTTATCTTGGTTTACCAGTAACAGACACAATATGTATCGCTTGCCACTTACAAGTCAACAGATTTGTAGGTTGCCAACAGTGTATAACCCCATCTCAATCTCTATACAATGAGATTCACAGGGTTATGCACCTATAGCAATTGGCAGGGTGGGATTCAGGTCTCACCCTGCCAACATATTTTTTTTCATATTGGGGGGCCACAAAGTAAGTTGATTGGATAACTACTAGTCGAACGGAGATAGCATGGGTAACAACGAAAGAAAAAACGGTAAGGCTTGGAAAAAGAATCCAAAGATTACAGTAAAAACTAGAGAAGTAATCACTGGTGTCAGCAAAACTATTGGCGGATATAGCATAGCCAAGTTGGCTATTCGTGCCAAGAAAAGAGGAATGTAATGTATCTAGATACAGGAACAATGATTGGTATTATCATAGCCCTAGCCGCCAGCATGTTGACTATGGGCTATAGCATCTATATT